GGCGCCAAGACCGCGAAAAAACGATAGTGAATCAATGCGCCCGGAGTGGTCAGTCAAGTAGTCATTGGTCATGATTCCGGGGTGGTCGCATGGAAGATGAGCTCATCAGTTTGCGTAAGTTCGCACGCGAGCGTGGTGTTTCTCTTGGCGCGGTGCAGAAGGCGATCGCCACGAAGCGTGTGACGGCCATCGAACGGGACCAGCGCGGCCGCACGATCGGCATCTACCGGGTCCGGGCTGCCGAGGAGTGGGCTGCGAACACGGATCCGGTTGAAGCCGCCAGGACCCAAGGCTCTCAGCCGGCGCCGATCGTGGTGCCGAAGCAAGGGACGCTTGAGGTGGCGACTGGCGCGGATCCCAGCCAGGCGGGACCTGAATCAGCGGCGCCGGCGGCAAACACCGACCAGGCTGAGTACCTCGCCGCGCGCGCGAAGCGCGAAGGCTTCCAGGCGAAGCAGGCAGAGCTCGAGTACCTCCGGGCTATCGGTGACCTGGTCCCGGCGAACGAGGCGCGCGAGGTTGCCTTTCGCCGGTATCGGACGCTGCGCGACAAGATGCTGAACATCCCGGAGCGCGTCGCTTCCGTGATCGCCGCCGAGCGGGATCCCGCCCGCGTGCACAAGCTGCTCACCGACGAAATCAAGCGAGTCCTCCATGAACTCTCCGATGTTGCCCGCGCCGAAGTTGCCGGAGGGGTTGCAGAGCGCGTGGCTGCTTGATTGCGAGGTCTTCGCCGAAGCGATTGAACCGGACGCCGAGCTGACTGTTTCGCAGTGGGCTGATGCGAACCGGGTGCTCGGCGAGCTGTCGGCCGAGCCCGGCCCCTGGCGTACCGAGCGCGTGCCGTATGCGCGCGAGATCATGGACGCGCTCTCGGCCTCCGACCTGACTCAGGAAGTCGTGCTCATGAAGGGCACACAGGTCGCGGGCACCGAGATCGGCAACAACTGGATCGGCTACATCGTCGACGTGGCGCCGGGCCCGGCGATGATGGTGATGCCGACCTCGAACACCGGCAAGCGCAGCTCGCGCACGCGCCTGGCGAAGATGATCGAGGCCACGCCCAGCCTGCGCGCCAAGATCAGCGACGCATCGCGCGACAAGTCGAACACGGCATCGCTGAAAGAATTTCCCGGCGGCATCCTGGTCGTCGCCGGCGCGAATAGCGCGGCGGAACTCAAGTCGACGCCGGTGCGATATCTGTTCGAGGACGAGCTCGACGAGTACCCGGACGACGTCGACGGCCAGGGCCCGGCCGACGAGCTCGCCGAGAAGCGCACCGACACCTACGGCTTCCGGCGCAAGATCTACAAGCCCTCGACCCCGACCATCCGCGGGCGATCGAAGATCGAGGCGGCCTACAAGCGCTCCGACCAGCGCCGCTACTACGTGCCGTGCCCGCACTGCCGCCAGGAGCAGGTCCTCGCCTGGGGGCAGATGCGCTGGGAAACGCGCCGGCTGCGCGAGCTGCGCTGCGCGGGCTGCGGCGTGATCACGGAGCTCGCGCCCGGAGCGAGTCCAGACATCTGCACGAGCTGCCAGGCGAAGGTTGAACACGCGCACATCACCGAGCGCGACACCGGCGAGCTGCTCGAGGTGTGGTACGAATGCGCGCATTGCGCCGGGCGCGTCGACGAGCACAACAAGACCGACATGCTGGCGCGCGGCCGCTGGATCGCCGAAGCGCCGGGCCCGGGAAAGCCCGCCGGCTTCCACCTTTCGGCGCTGTATTCGCCGCTCGGCTGGTTCAGCTGGACGCAGGCGGTCAAGAAGCGCCTCGAGGCCGACAAGGAACCGACGGGCGAGCTCCTCAAGGTGTGGACCAACACGGTGCTCGGCGAGACCTACCTCGAGGCCTCCGAGCAGCCCTCCGACCTCGACCTGAAAAACCGCGCCGAGGAATACCGCCTGGGCACCGTGCCGATGGCGGGGCTCATGCTCACGGCGAGCGTCGACGTCCAGGGCGACCGGCTCGAGGCGGAAGTGAAGGCCTGGGGCCGCGGCGAGGAATCGTGGCTGGTGCAGCACGAGGTCATCCACGGCGACACCGAGACGCCCGCGCCCTGGGACAGGCTGAGCGAGTTCCTCGAGCTCACCTTCCCGCACGAAACCGGATCGAAGCTGCGGATCGTGGCGACGGCGGTCGACGCGGGCTTCCGGACGCAGATGGTGTACGACTTCTGCCGGCGGCGCACGCACCGGCACGTAATCCCCGTAAAAGGTCAGGCGCGCGCGGGAAAGTCGATCCTGGGGCGGCCGACTCCGCAAGATGTCACGCATAAAGGCACCACGATCAAGGGCGGGGTGCAGCTCTGGCCGGTGGGCGTCGACACCGCAAAGGCCCGGATCTACGCGCGGCTCAAGATCACCATGACCGGCCCGGGCTGCATGCACTTCCCGCTCGGCCTGCCGGAGGACTACTACAAGGGGCTCACCGCCGAGCGCCTGGTGACGCGCTACCACAAGGGCTATGCGCGCATGAGCTGGGAAAAGGACGCGGGCTCGAGGAACGAGCCGCTGGACCTCGAGGTGTACGCCTATGCCGCGGCGCTCTATGCCGGCATCACGCGCGTGAACTGGGACAAGCTCGAAGCCACGCTCAAGCTGACCGCGTCGGATCTGTTCGTGGCGGCGGCGCAAGCCGGCGAAGGCGCGAAACAGCCGGGCGAGCCTGATGCACAAGCCGAGTCCGTGCCGGCAGCGCCCGCCGCAAAGCCCGCGCGCGCGCGCCGCGACAACTTCATCAACCGCTGGAGAGCATAAGTGGGCGGACTCAATTCAAACGCTGGTTTTTCTGGCGAACTATCGGCGCGCGTCATGCGCTGCGGTTCTTTGTGGCGGCGCGCGGGGTTCTGGTTGAAGGACTTTTTCAGGAGCATCCGGCTATGAAGTCACACATCATCCACCTCCCCTTCGGCGCCGGCCGGTTGCTCGTGGCTCACGAGCTGCGCGGCGAAGCCATCCGCAGCGGGGGACTGGTGTTCGGCACTAATCTGCGAGCGGGCCTGTTCCATCGCGGGAAGTTCCAGGGCGAGAAGGATCTGGGCTCTGGCCTGGTCACGAACGTCGGCGTGCTTGCGCTTGCGAACGACATGAACTGGGCATCGCCTTCTGCGGCGGCCGTCAACCTTTTCAAACTCCTGAAGTATCACGCCTCGGGTAAAGGCGTCACGGCGGCTGCGACCACCGACTACAGGATCGAGACCGATTCGACGGTCGGAGGCCAGACGCCGGTTGCGGGGACGCAGGTTTTCACGCCGGCGGACAACCTCCAGAAGATCGTCAGTGTCGCGACGATCGCCTACACGGGCACGGAGGCCGTGACGGAATGGGGGTTCTTCAACAGATCGACTTTAACCGACACCACGGGGTCGCCATTCACGGCCACGAGCGCGACGGGCGGAACGACCACCGCAACGCCTCTTACCGCGTCCTCGACCACGGTTCAGGGCCAGCAGCAATACGTCCTTAACACCACGACCACGCCGCGGATCGGTCTGATCGTCAGCAACACGACGAGCGTCTTCACGATACCGAATTGGCTCGTATCCACCACCGGCGCTTCGGGCTCTACGCCGGGCTCGACGGAGACCTACACCATCCGGCCGGTGATGTGGGATCACAAGGTTTTCAGCGCGATCAACGTCAACAACGGGGACTCGATCCAGTTCACCTACTCGCTGACGATCTCCAGCGGCGGCTGATGAGAAAAGGCGGGGAACGCCGATGATAATTCTCGATAGCACGACCGAGAAAATCCAGGTCATCACTGGCTCGGCCGGAGACATCGAGGTCCAGGCGTCCTCTGCCGATGTAACGACGGGTCCGACGGTAACCGTCGCTGGCGCGGCGCTTGCGAGCATCACCACGGCGACAACGACCGATGTCGTCGCGGCGCCTGCTGCGAGCACGCAGCGCAAGTTGAAGTACCTCGGGATCTTCAACAACCATGCCTCGGTCTCGAACGCGATTACCGTTCAGGAGACCGACGGCACGAACATCGTCACGCTGTTCAAGGGCACGCTCGCTCCAGCCGAGTGCATGATCTATGTGGATGGCGGCGACGGTTGGAAGATATACGACGCCACGGGGGCGATCAAGGTCGTAGCGACTGCGCCTGGGCGATTGCTCAAGCGATCGATACTCACCTCCGGAACGACCGTCGCGTTGCTGGCGGGAACGAATGCGGTAATCGCAAGGCTTCGAGCGGGCGGGGGTGGCGGCGGCGGCGGTTCCTCGGTCGCTGTGAGCGCGGCCGTAGGCGGCGGCGGATCGCAAGGCGGCTACGCGGAGATACTGAAATCAGGTGCTTTGGGCGGAGTCACGCTCACCTATGGCATCGGCGGAGCAGGCGCTGCGGGTGCGAATACAGGTGGTACAGGTGGCACGGGCGGTAATACCACGATCACCATTCTTGGCACTTTAGTCACAGCGAACGGCGGTATTGGCGGCGTCGGCCAGGTCGGCAACACGACTGTTCTGCAAACTCTTGGCGGCGCGCCCCCGGCGATATCGACCAATGGCGACATGAACTCGTCCGGTGAGCCCGGCAGCTGGTCGCATCGGTTGAGCGGGACGGCCGGAATTTCCGGCAATGGCGGCGGGTCCGGCGGCGGAGTGTCAAAGAGCGCGCAGGGCGCGGGAAATAACGCTGTCGGCAACGATGGTGCCGGCGGCGGCGGGTGCTGCGTTCTGAACGGTGGCGCGGCTGCGGTCGGTGGCACGGG